TGTCTGGTCCTGGTCCGAGATCATCATTGCCTGAGGCAAGATGATGCCGTTGCTGTTTTGAAACCCACGGATACCCCCAGCAAAGCCGCCTCCCGCTCCGCTGTTCATGGCCATCCATGTTGCAGCACCGGCGGTGTTCTCACTGGTGACAGGCGTATACGTGTTGTTGAGTTGAAGAATAACCTGCTCAAGGGAGCGCACCAGTTGATTGAACTGCGACGCATCATAGGCAGGCGATGCGTTGGGCAGGCGAACGTTGGTAATCTTGCTCATCGCAAACCATCAGGCTGAATATCAACACGCAACGTTCCATAGCGCCAGTTGGTGTCTATTTCATTGCTCTCAATACGCAAGCTGATCTGCCTTCCGCGCGCGCGAGTGTCCACCTTCTCTGTGTTCGGAGCAATCACATACGGATCAAGTGAGCTTGGACTTGCACTGGCCTGTGGGTAGGGGCGCAACAACAAGTGAACAGTCAGGTTGCCTTCTTGGTTCTTGAAGTCAGGAATGAAGCGCTTCATAAACAGCATCTGGTCGCCGTCGCCTATGTCAAAGTAGCCAGACTTGACCAGGGCTGTGATGGCCGCTCCGTTGCCGTTCTTTCCGTCTTCTTGGTTGTATATTAAGGAGCGTCCGGCTGTCAGGCCATTGATGGTGCTGATCGTAGCCTCTGTGCTACTTGGAAGGTATTCGGCCGCAGTTGGGTTGCTATATGTTCCTACGTCTGTCCATGCAGTGCGCGCCATGGTGCCAATAGACCAGACATTCTCTAAGTAGTTGTACGTCACAAACCGATCAATATGGTCAGATGTGTATGAGCAATACCACCATGTCACTTCATTGAACTGCGTATTAACGCCAATATTTACCTTGACGTTTTGAACAACATTGATGTCCTTGAACACGTAGTCCTGCACTGTACATGCAAGCTTTTTAACCGTTCCATCAAACATGAAGAACGCGTCCTTGGCCATCCAAAACGATACGCCGTTGACGTCAGCAGAGGCATGGGGGCCAATGAGGCCGCAGTTAGAGCCAAGCTGTTGGAAGCCAAAGGTGTAAGGAGGACCGATGTACTGCATACCATGCAAAGCACTATCTGTCCATATCAAAATCTGTCCCCTGGAACGCACAGCAGAGACGATGTGGTTGCCGTCCGTGAGCCGTTGTCCGCCGGCCGTGTTAATCGCACTCTCAACAAAGCTGTTGATGTCCTCCTGATTGGAGAAGCGAACAAACATAGGGTCCTGGGTCGATGGAGACCCAATCGTAGACTCCGTTCCAAAGCACACCAGGTGCCTGTCCGGGGTAGACACAACCGCATAGGTGCTCTTTGTGGGAGCGCCCGAAATAGCCGTTGCACGGGTCACGACTCCAGCACTTGTGTCAAACAAGTAAATAGCGCCGTTTGCAATCTGGCATACAACATCTTCGCCAAAATTATCAAACTGCCATACCCGCGAATCAAGGGCTATAGAAGAAGAGGCGACCCTTGGGGTTCCCCACGTGCTCGCGCCCCACGTTCCTACGCCCCAACCGTAGTCCACCGTACTGACAGCGGTCCCTACGTTAATTTGATAGGCAGCATCCGCAGTGCCTGCGGCGTTAACTGTGGACGTGGCAGCGGCAGGGGAAACAATGGTGTATTCGTTGGCATTTGGGACCAGTTGGACCTCAAATTCCCCTGTCAAACTGGCATTGGTAATGCCTCCAGGGTTTCCTGTAACGCTCGAGAATGTAACGAAGTCTCCAACAATACAGCCGTGCGCAACGTCGTTCACCGTAACAGTAGTAGAGGTATTAATTGTGTCAAAGGTAACGCCAGTCGCTGTTCTGCGTATAGGTGTGACGTCCCCTATCAAAGAGCCATTCAATGCATATAGTTTTCTGTTTGTCCCAATGATCATGTAGGGAGAACCGTCCAAACCGTTCCAGGTATATATCTCACTGACCAGGCCTACAAGGTATTGAGCGGTTTGGTTAAAGAGGGTCCAGCCTCCTATCTTCTCAGGGAGGCCATAGCGAAAGCGCACGTAGTCCGAGTCAATCCAGCCGCCTTCAGCGCCGTATTCAGTATTTTGTTTGTCTACACCAGGTTTGAGAATAATTCGTGCGAGTGCCATGGCTTATCTAAATCCTGCGGTTTTTTTTGCTATCTTCTTTGGTTGAGCTACAAACTGCTTTCCTGCCGCCTTGCCTTTGCGCTTGGCCTTGGTTGTTGCGGCATACTCCGCCGGGCTTAGACTTTTGATCGCAGCCTCTGGGAGATACCGCTCACCCGTTTTGGACGAGGGCTTTCCTGATTTGGTGCGCCATTTCTGGTCGCCCCAATCTTTTAGGGATTTCTGTGGAGCTTTCAATCTCGGTAGCCTCCGCCCGCCGCCTTGTATTTCTTGGCTACAAGTTGGGCTTTGCGTGCTGACCATTGTCCTGCGCCTGTCCCTTGAGTAGCGGCGGCTTTTACCTGGGACACAATCTTCTTGCGAAGACTAGGCTTTGTGTAGTTACCCGCGGCGTTAACAGTAGATTTCTTGGCTGTTGTCTTCATGTTTTATCCTAAGAACAGTGCACGTTCGTCTTTACGGCGGTTTTCTAACCCTTTGAGTATTTTGCCACCCGCCTTGCAATACTTCAAGAGTTCTTCTGCCGCGCCTTCCATATCCCCGCGAAGAACCTTCTGACGGAGGGTTGAGCGCTGTAGTGTTCCCAGACCAACATTAAAGCTAAAAGATATGAGAGCATCGTACTGACCCTGAGTGAGGGGAACAGGACAGAACTGAACCACACCTCGCTCAAACCGAGCCAAATCTGCTTTAAGAATTCCATTGACTTCTTCCATGCTAAACGTGCGGTTGTCTGCGTCTTTGAGGGCAAACCCGTCGCGCTCTTCTATCTTCATCTTGCCTTGCTCTGGGTACAGGACATGACCCACCCCCACCGTCCACAACTTGGCTGGGCAACGATAGGGCTTTTGACGCACACCTTCATGGTGCGTAATCATCTTCAGAGCTTTGTCTGACAGGTTCATTTCTTGCCAAAGGCTTGTGTACCAAACCAGAACGACACCACGGATGCCCAGATGATTTGAGTCTCGTTATCCCACAGCAGGTCGAGAGCAACCTCAAACGGCACTTCCTTGTAGAAAGCAAACCAAAATCCAAAAATCTCTACAAACGCAAACAAGATGAACAGGCCATACGTTATGGCAGGACGCACCATAGCGCGGGCATTTACTACCCACTGGCTGGCACCTTGACCGATAGCAATGTCGTGGGCATACAGGGCTTGACGCTCTTGCATGGCAGTCTGTGCGTTGGTCACTTCAGCGTTAATCTGAATCTGCTCGGTCTGGATATGCTCAATCTTTTCTTGCGCTTCTAAGCCAGCCTTTTTCAAGGTCAGTTCACGCTCAGTTTGCATTTGCGCCAAGGCTAGTTCATGCGACTTGTCTGCACGGTCTTGGAAGAAGTCCATCAATTTTGGTAACCCGCCCATCAGGAAAGACAATAGGGTTGAGAATAGTGTCATCATTTTTTAGCCTTTCAATTCAAAACTTAGATTTGCATGACGGGGGTATTGCACAACACGCTCCCCTTCGGGGCATTTATATTTAATGGTTGCCAACAAAGTTGCTTTACCGTCAGCAATTTTCTCTTTACCCACCATTGTGAGTTGGTATGTAAATGTGTCAATCTCTGGCCCTGCTGGGCCGCTAAACTTGCTTGCGGTGGTGGTCGCCTCATGCACCATGCCTGCCGCATCACGGATGCTTGGCGTAAAACTCTCAACAGAACAGTCATCCCGCTTCTTTATTCGTGCAACTGTGACATTGATGGGCTGTCCAACCTCTGACACGATTTTAAAATGCTCTGGAGTCCACTCAATGATGGCTCGGTCAAAAAAACCAAATTTATCGGCAAGCGTATAACTGCCGCCTAGTGCGGCAATACTGGCGGCAACGGCTCCAATAGTTTTGGCAAGGTCAATCATTTGCTTTCCTTTAATTCACGTTTTAACTTACGCAACTCTTTCATCTCTTGTTTCAACTGCGCCCGCATGTACAAGGTTTCTACATATGCCATCGAGGTAACTCCAACAATCACGCATATGGCAACCCCTATCAATATCCAATAGACCAGCTTCGTAGTTGCCACATGAACCACCCAAAAAACATAGATATGAACACAACTGCAACCCCGC